TATTGAATGTAAATTGTTCCTTCTGTTGTCGTGCTTGCTGTTGGTGGTGTGGCACTTGTTCCGTAGCATACGTTTACTATTTGGTCTGTTGTTGCAGTACCATGGTCTCCTGTAACCATTGAACCAGTAGTTTGTATTATACCACTACCAGCAGTGAATCCAGCGGCTGTTATTGTTCCTGTTGTCGTGTCGCTAGCATCGTTCTTTAAGAAAGAATCATCGACATTCAAAGTATTAGTAGAGAGTGTTATGTTTGTTCCAGCCACCAAAGCAGTCTTAGATAATGCTATTGCAGCGGATGAGTTTATATCAGCGTTTACTATAACATTAGAAGCGATAGCTAAAGTAGTGCTTCCTGTCACGTCTCCAGTATGAGTAGCGTTAGTAACCTTAGAAGTGTTTGCTGTGATGGCGCTTGCTTGTCCTGATGTAATTCCAGTTTTTGCTGTGTTTGCAGTAACAGCAGCTCCCTCAGTGAAACTAATCTTTGCAGTGTTATTTGTGATTGCTGTTGCTTGTGTTCCTGTCAATGCTGCGCTTGTTGCAGCGCTATCAACAACACCATCGTCAGTTGTATCATAGACTGCTTTTGTCATGTCTCCACTTCCACTTGGTGTTTGCCAGCTGCTTGTTCCGTCACCATCAGCTCTAAGAAACTTAGTTATTAGTTCGCCAGTGCTTTTTACTGCTGTTCCTTCGGGTGCTCCACCGCTGTGGTCGTCTACATATTTTTTGTTAGCAATATCACCTTCAAGAGTTGGAGCTTTTACGTCTCCGCTGTGATTGGGAATAATCATGTTAGAAGCGATAGGTGTAACCATGTGTACTTCTCTTTTTTGCATTCGATTAATGAATCTGTTTTCTTTAGAGGCCAATTTTATCCCTCGCTTTTACATTTGATTTTAATGGTATTAATCTCATTTCTCTTCCTGTTTGTGAGGTGGTCTTTGCAACTAGGCCTGACGTTACAGGCCAGCGAGTCATTATTTCCTTCTCGTTGTGAGTAGCCATTACACTATACGCCCACGGTGATATGGGAACTCGGATTCGAACCGAGGTAGTTCCTTGAACACGGGGTCTAAACCCGCTGCCTTTGACCGCTTAGCTATTCCCATTTGATGTAGTGAGCGTGAAGTCGTATCGCATTTTCTTTCGTCATGGTAGTTCCTCCTAATAATAATAATAAAAAAAAGAAAAAAAGTTTAGCTTTATGTGCTTGTGTCAGTGATAAGATTAACTGCTTTAGGGTCAGTGAGTAAACACTCGCCTTCTTCCCAAACACGAATCTTCTTACCAATTCCAGGGTCATTGATAACAACGCTTGTTATAGGAACAAAAGACTTCCAAGTAGCAGCTCGACTAGGAACCCACATGGCAACGTAATCAGTAGTAACGTTTTCCGATACTACAACGTTGCAACCGAGTAATTCCATAACAACTCCAGATACAACCTTCTGAGATGAGAAGGCTGGAATACTACTTCCTTTTGTGCTAATGAGCCAAGTGAGCAAAAATTCATGCTCGATAGGATTCATAGCTAATACGCATCCTTCAGGGTCATAACTAGCTTGTCTTATCTTACGCTTACCAACAAGAATATCTTTGATAGGGTTTCCGCCACTTGCATCATCCCACCCTGTTCCAGTTGCGGCCGCAGTGTTAATATTACTTGGTGAAAGTTCTTCCGTTATTACGTCGAAGATTCTTTTATCAACCTTACGAGAAACAGCACGAACAAGGTCACGGACGTTAGTTGCTAAGATGTCAATGTCACTGTCCTTAATGTCCTCCATGCTTATTGTTGGTGATTCAACAAAATACTTCTTAACATAAGAAGTCTGACGAGTCCAGCTTTGTTCTACAACGCTAGGGAGTGCTTTATCAGCTACGTTAGCGATTCTGTCTCCAGTCATGCCAGTTGTAGTCACTGACTCTAGGAATCCGCTTGTTTTTTGATACCAACGAATCTCTCTTGCGTTAGTACTGCTTTTAGTGACAAAGTTCTTGAAGAGGTTGCTTTCATCAGCGAAGCCTTTTGCTAGCTTGTCAATGTTCAATCCTCTTATGTCCTGTTCTCCACTTGAATCAGCCATTTTATACCAACTCCATCGTTGAAGGGTTCAGGTGAAATAAGAACGATTGTGTGTCTGTCGCTGTTTCTAGGGCTCTTCCAACTACGCTTTCGCTGTTAGTGTCAGCAATAACTAGTTCGTTAGCTGCGCCTGTGCTTGAGTCAGTGATAATTGCTCTTCCAGCAGTTGTTCCTGCTGCGCCGGCGTAACCTTTAAAGATTCCGTTCATGTAAACTCCAATACTTGTTCTTCCGTCATTGGCTATCTTTTCCTCAGCTGCGATACCGATAACTAAATCAGTGTCTCCAGCGGTAATGCTTACTACCGCTAGGTCTGCAACTTTAAGAATAGAGCCTTTGGGGATTGCTGTTCCATCAGCACAAGTAAAAGAAACTGGTGTGCTTGTCTCTACTACGAGAGTTGTTTCTAATGCCATAAAGCGGTCTATGGTGAAGCTACTATTTAAACTTTTTCAAATTTAGCTTTTTCAACAACTAATTGTAGTTCTGCCGCTTTAAGCATAGTTCTTTGAACTATCAAGTTATTCTCCGCTTGCTCAATCATAGCCTTAGTCTCTTTGATTACTTGAGTCCACAAAACCATTTCTTTACTGCCCATTTTCAAACCTAAATCTTTAGGGATTTTCAAAGTTTTCCTACTCATTCTTAATCACCCTAGCAGCGTATTCAGCAGCAGACTCTTCTTTCTTCTCAGGCGGAGTGACCTCAGCATTACCAGCCAAAGTCTTTTCTACCATCATAGTTTCCATCTTAGAAATGTTAGCTGCCATCTTAAGATTAGCAGTTTCTATTCTTGCAGCTGCTTGATTAGCCTCAGCAATCATGTCTCTCTTCTCAATCTTCTCAACTTCCTTCCTAGTTGGTTCATCATCACTCATAATACATCACTCTTGTTTTTTTCTTTGATAATTTCTTCTAGTTGTTCAGCTTTTTTAAAAGCAGATTCATACGCCTCGTCAATATTAGCTTCATAAACTTTTATGTGTCCACTCCATAACCCTTTCGCATTTACAGAGATTGTCACGCTGTTTGGTTTCTCAGTTAGTTCTTCACTCATTTTAAAGCCCCAATGGTAAAACGTTGTACTTAGTGTTAGTTCTTCCTTCACCAGTCTTTAAAACACTGAATTTCTTCATAGTTTTAGTTTTTGGGTGTACTAGCATTTCTTTGACTTGTTTGAGAACAGTCCAAGGAACACGATACTCCTTATCATCCACTAAGGCAACCATCATGTCGAACTCTTCGGGTGTTCCAGCTTTGCAAACTCTTTTTTCCATCTTAACATCAATATTTACTTCGTTAAGGTCTGCGATGTTTAGTGTTTCTTTCGGTGTGTATGCTTCTGCGCATTGTTTTAAGTTCATTTCTTGTTCTGTCATGTTCTTTTCCCTCATTTGGCCTTAATAGCCTGTCTTTTTTGTTAAATGTAAGCCTAAAGTAAACCGAAACTTAATTTAGTAAAACTAAGAGCAGAATCAGCCTCGTACTCAGCTTTCTTCTTGTTATACTCATCCCAAAAATCAGATACTCTTTGAAGTTGTTCCAATTCCATCTTATCATTTTTTCTGCGATTATCTCTCCAAAAAGCAGCAACTTTCTCATTATGATTAAGGTCTGCTATTCGTTCATTATTTTGATAAATAGTATTTTGTTCAATACGATAATCAGTTATTGTTTTTTCAGTGGCTATTTGTTCTTGACGAGTCTTTTCCCAATCAACAATACTACTATCACCACTAGCAACAAAGGTGTCTAAACGTTGATAAACTTGATTAGAGGTTCTTGCAGCCTCCATGTGTTGAGCAATACCACCAAGAGCACCAACAAAAGGCATGTAAGAAAAGAACTCTTGCCATTTAGACTGATTCAAAAGTTCGTTCATACTATCATCAAGGACAGCAACGCTTTCAGTATCGCCAGCAGCCACTGCTTTTGTTCGAGCAAAACTTATTACTTGTGTCGCTTCTGATAATTCAAATTCACCAAAAACTTTTCCTGGAAGAATAGACATTAAACCAGCCGTCATAACACTAAAACCAGCTCTAATAAGATTCTTTTTTGTGAAAAACTTAGTCTTGCTGTTTGCTGCAAGAACTACTTTACCAGCTTTCTCTGTTACTGCTGGCATGCCTGTTCTTTGAAGAGTGTCTTGAGCCCAATTTGTGGTTTTTCTTCCAGGTTCTCTATATAAACCATTTTTATTTATTATTCTGTTCCCATATTTACCAATTATTTTTCCCATCGCATTACTAGCTTTAGCTAATATTTGCTCAGCAGCTCTGGCTTCCCATAAGGCAAGTCCAGCGACAGGTTTATAGTATTCCCAATCAGCGTTTAAACTCTCTCCAAGAGTAGCGAATCTTTCGCCAGTAGATAAAGATGCGAAACCATCACTAGTATCCCCTAGTCCTCCTCGACCACCACCAGTACTAAAACTTTCTTCTTGGGGGTCGCTAGTAGAAGGAGTCATTGGGGTGACTCCCTCACTAGCAGTAATTGAGGTAGGTGAGCTAGAAATATTTGCTTTCACTGGACTAGTGCTAGTTATAGGACTAGAAGAAACATTTGCTTTCACTGGGCTAGTGCTTGTAACAGGACTAGACTTACTACTGCCAGCAGAAGAAACTCTTGTAGATGAAGAAGTCTTCTTAACCTCAACTCCTTTACTATAAGTTTTTCCACTAGTACTAGGATTAGAATTTGATTTTATTACTTTTCCAGTTATAACACGAACACTCATTTATTACACCCCTTAAAATTCTCAAGAGCCTTAGTATTATTATTAATAACTTTTTCAGTACGAGTCATAAACCAAATACACATAGCGATAGGAAAGCCAACAGTACTTATAATTTGAATGATAGTTTCCATTATTTCCTTCCCTCCATCTCAACAGTTTGGTCGTTAGGCTCAGAGGCACCACTAATAGGAGACTTCTCATTAGAACTAAGAAGCTCGTTTTGAAGACTTGCTGGCTTAACAAGTTTAATCTCAAGGTTAAGCTGAATCAAAACTTGATTTTCAATGTATAACTGCTCAGACTTTACAGATTGCTCGTAAGATAAATAAACAATTTTACCGCTTGCATCAGTGAACTCTTTACCCTGACCGACAATAATCTGAGGAACCATGACAGCTTGAAAGAAATAATCGTTAAGTTTCTCAATCCATTGAAGTGGGTTGAGTGTTTGATTAGGAGCAACACTTGCTATCTCTGTTTCTACTGTTCCTTTAGGAACATAAATGTTCTCAGTGTTACCATAAGCACTATCAGTTTTACGCTTGAAAGAGGATACTTCATCTTCGTTGTCTGTGTCAAGATACCAAATACGCATAGGCCTCAAGTTACGTCGAAGGACTTTCCTCCAATCATCCATAGCCTCACCACGAGCATCAATAAGCCACTTAAGACTACTAATAATACGAGTACCATGAATAGAATCACCAATACGCTCATGAGTCAAATGAAATATGCTTTCAGGCTTAAAACGCTTATTAGGAGTCTTAGACTTAGTAACTTGCTCATAACGAACAATACGACCAGCCTTACTCTGAACAATCTTAATAGTAGAAGGATCTAATGGCTTAAGATTAACCAACAAACCAGTTTTATCACGAATAACCTCAGAATAAGAATCGCCAGTTATAGTCTTAATCTTAACCATGTTCTTAAGAACATCAACGAAACTGTCCTTACCATTACCCCGAATCATATCAAGCAACATAATAGTACTATCATCAGACTCATAACCACCGCCAGCAGTCCACAAAGCCTTAGTATCAACAGCAGTCTTAAACTCAGGAACAGTCAAGTAATAACCGAAATCCTTATTCCAATCACCATTAAGATAAGATAATTCGCTGTCACCAGTAGCACCATCTAAACTCTCACTAGGAAAAGAGAAAACAGCAATAGAATTATCCAAATTACTCTCTTCAGTGGAACCAATATTAGTATCAGGCATCTTCTTCCCACCCCGAAATAGTCAAGTTAGCACTCATAACAGCACCAGGAGCACCAATAACCCAATAAATAGAATCAGTAAAAACAATAGGAGTAGCAAAATTAAAATTAATTACTTCACCACCAGTATAAGAACGAGCCTCAATCACAACCTTAGTATCCCCAGCAGAACCATCTTTAAGAAAACCATAATCATCAGCAGAAGTATTACTACTAACTATTTGAACAGTAACATCTGTAACATAAAGTTTTTTACCAGTAGAAACAGTATAAACAGTCTCAGCAGCACCTTCAAAAACCCCTTCACTAACATTAACAATAATACTCCCTTCTTGCAAATAACGAGGAACAGTAACCTGAGTACCATCAGTCATATTATTACGCTCAAACAACATTATACTTCAACCTCACTAAAAACCTTACCAGCAAGAGGAACAAAAGACTCATTCTTCAAGCCAAAAGGAACAACCAAGCCAAGATAAACCATTTCATCACCTATACTTAAGCCATTCTTTAAGATACGACCTAAGAGCCTTCCGTACTTGCCGACACGATTTGACGAGTCGATTAAAACTTGGACTTCTTCGCCAAGTAACTGTGAACTTAACCATTTTCTAGCCTCCGACCCACCCTCAGATAATTCGGGAGCGTCAATATCTAATAAACGTAAAGGAAAATCAAAATCCCTGAAATTAGTGCGTAAAGTAACAGTGTCACCATCATGAACCTTAATAACCTCAGCAAAAAAATCTTCAGTAATCTGCTCGTGAGGAGAACTAAAACCAAGAACTTCGAGTTGAGAATTAGACAACTCAGGAAAATTAACGTAATCATGGTCATACATTAAGCATCCTCCATGAACTTTTGAGCCTTCTTATCACGCAATACACTAAGATTCCTAAGAGCAGTATCACGATTAACATTAATCATGTCCTCAGCCTCAGTACGACTAGTATAACCACTCATATCGAAGCTGATAACACCATTTGCGGCCAAACAAGCACTAGTCTCAGACAAAATACGCTTAACATCAACATTAAGAGTAGAATAAGCATCAGACCAATTATAACGAGTCATAACATTAATGAAAGACTCAGACTGAGCGCACAAATCATTAATTCTCGCCTCAGTAACAGAGGTATCATAGTTTTCACCAGCACGAACCAACACTTCATCAGATGTAGAAAAAATACCTTCGTGAGCCATAATAAACCTTCATGGGAAAGCATCTATATAAACATTTCTAAAAAAGGTACAAGTTCAACCCTTTATCCTTAACACACCAACAAGAACGAACAAGAGCCTCAGCCAAATGAGAATAAGAACCCTGAATCTTAAGACGACCAGAATCATTATACTCATAAGTAATAGACTTCAAGCTACGAAGAAGGTCAAGGTCAGAAATCATATCAAGCCTCCCAGTCTCCAATAACATCAAAACATTAGAATAAAGATCTTCCTTAAGAATACCCTTCTTATGCTCCTCACCAGCCATAACAAAACGCTTAGAAGAATTATTCAAACCAACAACACGACGACCCAAACGCTCAATAAGAACGTCAGTAACACCACCACCAACACCAGCATCATCAATAAAAACTCGCTTGAACCCGTAAATCCTATCAAACTCAACAATTCGACCGATTGTATCTGTCGTGCTGACACGTTCTGTTGTATGACACTTAACAACCTTAAGTTTCTTCCCCTGTAACTCGCAAATAACAAATGCATTTTCATCCCCTCCATATCTTGCAACATCAACACCAAGATAAAAGCCGCTGCCAAGCTCCTTCTCCTTTAAACTCCAATCAATAAAAGACATACGCTCCTTCAACAAAGCAGTAGGAAACAACTGACGATACTCAT